GTAGAACGTACAATAGTAGAGTTACAAAATATGCTCAGCCCGTACGAGCAAGAGCTGAGGGACTTGATTGTAAGTATGTCGCCACCGCACGGCGGGGCCGGGATGGCAGGCAATGCTACCGCGACGGTTATCACCGCGCAGAGCGTTTTTGTGAACGTTGCGGGAACGCGCGTCCCAAGCGGGTTTCCACATCTTATCACTGAGGCTACGACAGGACGTCTGACGTACACCGGTCGGTCTCCCCGCCACTTCCACATCGTGGCGAACATGGACATGCTGTGTGATTCCGGCAACCAAGTGCTGGCGTTCCAGTGGTTCAGGAACGGTACGGCCATCGGTGTTCCAGTTAAACGGAAGATCGGCGTCGGCACAGACATTGGCGCGGCTTCGATCCACGCGGACGCGGTGCTGTCGAAAGACGATTATCTTGAGCTGCGCGTAGCGAACGATACCGGGACTGCGAATGTTACCGTTCAAAACCTGTATGTTTTTGCTATGGGAATGCTTATGTGAACCCCTAACCCGATCGGTTGACGGAATAACGGATAAAAGTTAACGTGGCCGCGACGTCATACATGAGAGATCACCATGAACATTGGCCACGCACTGATCCCTGTCGCGCGTTCGTCCGACCTTGAGGCGGCAGCGAAACGGGCAGCTGAGGACAAACAACATTCTCCAGTTATCCAAGGGCTTGCGGCGCACGTGCGGAAACGGTGGACCTCGATGCGGGACCACAAGAAGCAGGAAATCGAGCCTCGCCTGGCAAAATGCCTCCGCGCACGGAGCATGAAGTACGACCCCGAGAAGCTGCGCGAGATCAAGGAACAGGGCGGGTCCGAGATATTTATGGGCATCGTCAGCACGAAATGCCGCACCGCCACGGCGTGGTTGCGGGATACTCTGCTGGGCACCGGTGCCGACAAACCGTGGGCGCTCTCTGCCACTCCGATCCCTGACGTGCCGCCGGACCTGAAGGCGTTTATGCAGTCTACGCTCGAGCGGAATTTGCAGCAGTACCTGATGATGGGGGGAGAGCCTCCATCGGAAGAAGACATCCGGATGCTGATGGCAGGCATGAAAGACACGGCCATGCGCAGCCTCAAGGAAGAGGCCGAGAAGCGCGTTGACCGCATGGAGCGGAAGATGGAGGACCAGCTCACAGAGGGTCATTTCATCAAGGCGCTCTACAATTTTACCAACGACGTTGCCACGTTTCCCTACGCCGTCCTGAAAGGGCCGGTTCCGCGCCGCCGTAAAGTTATGAAGTACGTTCAAGGTGGTATGGCCGCTGTCGAGGTTGTGCGCGACGAGTGGGAACGGGTCGACCCGTTCAAGTTTTACTGGGCACCTTGGGGCGACGACGTGCAGAACATGCCTTGTATCGAGCTGCACCACCTGACTCGCGATGACATCGAGGCCATGCGCGGCGTTGACGGATACGACGAGGACGCGATCAAGGACGTGCTGGAGAATTTCGGGCTTACCGGCGACAGTTGGCTCGACCACGACGACAGCGAACTCGAGGAAGCCACAGGTAAAGACATGGACGAGGGCGTCGACGATGTCGTCAGCGCCTTGCAGCTCTGGGACTCGATCCCTGGCAAACTCCTGATCGAGTGGGGAATGGCCGAGACAGACATCCAGGACCCGCTGAGATCGTACCCCTGCGAAGTGTGGATGATAAACAACAAGGTCATCAAGGCCGTGTTGAACTATGACGCTCTGGGCCGGAAGCCGTACTATGTGACGTCGTACGAGAAGACGCCCGGTCGCGTCGACGGAAACGGAGTCGCTGATCTCTGCATGGACGCCCAGAACATGTGTAACGCCGCAGCGCGTGCGCTCGCAAACAACATGGGTATCGCGTCGGGTCCACAGGTGGGGGTCAACATCAGTCGCCTGCCAGCGGGCGAGGACATCACGCAGATGGCCCCGTGGAAGATTTGGCAGTTCAAGCAGTCCGAGTACGGCGACACGTCGCCACCCATCTCGTTCTTCCAGCCGAACTCAAACGCACAAGAGCTTATGGCCGTGTTCGACAGGTTCATGGGCATCGCGGACGAAGTGTCCGGTATCCCGCGTTATATGACCGGTGAGCACGTCCCGGGCGCTGGGCGCACGTCGTCTGGTCTGTCCATGCTGATCTCGAACGCAGGCAAAAGCATCAAGCAGGTCATCGGCAATATCGACCAGGATGTGCTGACTCCGATGCTTGAGCGGCAATACCAGCGCAACTTGCGCTACGCCCAAGACCCAGACCTCATCGGTGACGTTCAGGTCATTGCGCGGGGCGCGATGTCCCTTGTCGTCAAGGAAGCTGAAGCCGTTCGGAAGAACGATTTCCTTCGGGTGGTCCTGGAAAGCCCTGTTGCACAACAGGTTGTTGGACTCCCAGGCGCTGCGGAGCTGCTGCGTGACATGGCGGGTAACCTAAACATGAACGTGGACAAACTGGTCCCGACCGCCGAGCAGATGGCGATCAAGCAGGCTGAGCAGCAGGCTCAGTTGCAGCAGCAGCAGCAAGCTGCCGCCCAGAACGCCCAGATGGATCAGGCCGCTAAACAGATCGACTTTGCTACGAAGCAGAAGGCCCTCCAGGAGGACGGTTCTGCCCAAGGCGGGCGAGAGTCGAATTTCGTAAGCGCGCGGCCCGGCGGGGCATAAGTACTTCACACGTTGACACGTTACAACACCGGAGCTAGTTTACGAGATGATAGACCTGAACAACGAAGACCCCCAGGTTCGCCAAGCGTTTGCGCGGCTCAAAGAACCCGGGATGTCGGCAATGTTAAGGTTTTTCGCCTCCCACAACGAGGCGACAAAGCATAGACTCGTGTTCGAGGGCGACATGGTGAAAATCCACCGCTTACAGGGACGCGCTGAGATGTTAGAAGATTTGCTGAGGGCGGCTGAAGAGTCGGCCAAGGTGATAGACTAGAAACTGAAGCACACCATGACGGGAGCAGCATACGATAGGCGCTGCGAAACAGAGTTGGTGCTTTGAGGAGAAAAAAATGGCGTTGCCAAAACAGGTACAAGCACAGCTTGATGAAGTAGAAGCCCTAGAAAAGACACTTTCTGCCCGGAAAAAAGACCCAGAAAAGGCTGAAAAGCCCGAAAAAGGGACCGAAAAGCCGGAAACTGAAGGTGAAAAGCCTAAGGAAGACGCTGAAAAAGCCGCTAAACCGAGAGAGGTAAAGCCTGCTGAACCCAAACCAGAAGTCGTTCCAGAAGACTTTGAGCAGAGATACCGAACCCTTCGGGGGAAGTACGACGCTGAAGTCCCTCGCTTGCACCAGGAAGTGAACACTTTGCGCGCAGAAATTGCGGAGTTGACCAAGAAAGTCAGCACCCCAGCGCCAAAGGAACCGGAAAAACCGAAGGCGAAGGCCAGCTATGTGACCGACGCAGATCGACAAGAGTTCGGCGACGAACTTATCGACGTTCAGCGGCGAGTGGCGCGAGAAGTTGCTGATGAATTTCAGGAGCAGCTCAAAGCCCAGGCCGCGATCATTGAAGAGCTGAAAGGTCAGGTGACATCGACAGGTAGCCAAGTTGGCCAAATGGGCTTTGCCCAGAAGCTGGCGCACCTAGTCCCTGACTTTGACGAGATCGACCATGATAAACGTTGGGTCGCGTGGCTCAATGAGTATGATCCCATGCTCCGTGGACCACGAAGAGAACGGGCTAAAGCCGCGTTCGACGCCGGAGACGCAGAAGCAGTGGCGGACTACGTTAAGTTGTTCAAAGCTACACTGGTCCCCGAAACGGCGAGCATGGATACGGAACGCTCTGAGCGCCAAGCAGAACTCGATAAGCAGGTCGCGCCGAACCGGACAGCGAACTCCTCGGCGACACCCAGTGTCGGAAAAGAGACCAAGGTCTACTCTGCCCGTGAGGTAGAGGCGATCTGGACGAAAATCCGAACGCTGAATTCTCGAGGACGAGCCGAAGAGTCGGCTAAACTTGAAGCAGAAATTACAGCTGCTTACCTTGAAGGGCGTGTGCGCCAGTAGGGCCACGTAACAGCTGTTGACCAACTAAGGAGGCCATGATGGCTGTTTTCCCAACCACAGGTGCGTTTACCACCTCCCCCGAGTACACCGGCTCGTTCATTCCACAGCTGTGGTCGAACAAGCTGAACGCAAAGTTCTACGCCAGCACGATGATGACTGAGATCGCCAACACCGACTGGGAAGGCGAGATCAAAAACCAGGGCGATACCATTCGTATCCGCACTGCACCTTCGATCACCATCAACGACTACGCTGGCGCAGGCTCAACCCTGACAAGTGAAGTGCCAACCCCGATCTTTGCGGATATGCAGATCGACAAGGGTAAGTACTTCAGCGTGTCGGTCAACGACGTGCTTGCTCACCAGGCCGACATGGACCTGATGAACATGTTCACTGACGACGCTGCCAAGCAGCTGAAGATTGCTATCGAAAACGATTGCTTCTTCCAGTGGTTCGTTACCGAAGGCCCAGATGCAGCTAACGCTGGCGTCACCGCTGGTGCCCTGTCCGCTGAGTACAACCTCGGCTCCGACGCGGTTCCGATCGACCAGGCAACTCCAGGCAACGTCCTGCAAACCATCCTCCGCATGTCTGCGGCTCTCGATGAGCAGAACGTCCCTGAAGAAGGCCGTTGGTTGATTATTTCGCCGTTTGACCGCCAGTTGCTCATGCAAACTGACATCGCTCAGGCGTACTTTACTGGGGACCAGTCTTCGACTATCCGCTCCGGTAAAATCGGGATGCTCGACCGCTTTGAGGTCTATGTGTCTAACCTTCTGCCAAAGGGTACAACTGACAAGCTGATGGTCCCCGGCCTGACGGCAGTCGCTTCTGGCGGTGCCGATGCCGGTTCTAAGCCACGCCGCATGATGGTCGCTGGTACAAAGCACTCTTGCGCGTTTGCTTCGCAAATCAGCAAGACTGAGCCGCTGCGTAACCAGACAGACTTCGGCGACATCGTTCGTGGCCTGGCTGTTTACGGTCGCAAAGTGGTCAAAGACACAGCGCTTGTTACCGCGCTTGTCGGCGACCCGACATAAGTGAGCTAAACTAGGGTGGGGGGCGTAACAGCCTCCCACTTTCTCTATGTAAAGGAACGACCATGGACGCCCAGAAGTTAATCAAAGCCGTTGGTGCCGTAATGGTATCGAACCGTGCGATCCTCTGCGTTGAGGGTGAAAACATGATTATCGCCAAAGCCATCGACAATAAGATGGTTTTGAACGAGAATGGCCTCGCACTTGCAGCTGAACTAGAAGCTGCACCAAAGCAAGCGACGCCAAAGGCCAAAAAGCCTGAAGCTCCACAAGAGTAAGGAACGCGGCCATGGCCACTGTTCGAGTCATAGACATTATCGAGCGCGCCGAAGACATCCTCCTGGATGACGGCGTACGCTGGCCTCGCCTAGAACTGCAAAACTGGATCAACGAAGCGTACACGGCGATCATTCTGTCTCGCCCCGACGCGTCCAGCACAAGCGCCACATACACCTGCTCAGAGGGCACGCGGCAAAACGTGTCTACCGCATTTCCAGGTGCCCTCCGCCTTCTCGACGTGATCCGCAATGTATCGGCGACGTCGCTCAAGAAGGTGATCCGCCTAGCGCCGCGCGCCCAGCTTGACGACCAAATCCCCGATTGGCACAACAAGCCCACATCGGTGGACCTTCAGTACTACGTCTACGACCCGCGCCAACCGCTTGATTTCTTTGTGTACCCGCCTGCGACGACAACCGCCCAGCTGGAAATCCTATACACACAAATCCCAGGTACCCACGCGCTCACGGAGTCCCAACTGGACCCTGCTAACTCTGGCACCGAAGTAATTCTTCTCCCCGACACGTACATGACGCCCATCATTGACTGGGTTCTGTATCGGGCGTACTCCAAAGACTCAGAGCACCCCGCAAACGAGGGCCGTGCCGGAGCGTACTACCAAGCGTTCACCACTTCGCTGGGGACGAAAACGGCTAGTGACGCCGCAGTGATGCCGAGGGAGTAGCACCATGACAAAAGCTTGGTCCGAGTTTTACCGCGAGGTACAACCATACGTCCCAGGATGTCCGGAAGAGGTCATGGACCAGCACATCCTCAGGGCCGCACAGGAGTTCTGTAAACGCTCAGAGATTTGGCGCGCTTCCATCAGCGAAACCACTGTGATCGGTCAGGCCACGTACCAGCCGTTCACTGAGGGTTCTTCTCTGCTGGAAAACACAGCCAGGATTGCTGTCGCAGGGCGTCCCCTCACACGTGTGTCTGATCTATACCAACACGACGGGACAGATGACAGCGAGGGCACGCCTTTAGCGTACGGGATTATCAACGGCGTTGAACTGCGCTTGTTCCCTACTCCCGACGCAGCTTACGCTATGACAGGGGTAGCGGTGCTGATGCCGTCGGGCCGCGCCACTGGTGTAGCGGACTTCATCTACGACAAACACGAGCGGACGATCGCACACGGTGCTTTGAGCACGCTGATGATGATCCCCGAAAAGCAGTGGTCCAACCCCGAGTCTGGAATGTACCACCGTGGTATGTTTTACAGCGAGGCGGACAACGCAAAACGTAGCGACCTCGGGAACACTAACCTACGGGTTCGAAACCAGAAATTCGCGTAGGAGTTTGACGCATGGCTTTTCTTAATGACCGAGTCTACGACAACGGCCTGACTGTGCTGGACACAGAAGCAAACCAGATGCACATCACGTCGCAAGAAGCCGTCTCGTTCGTGGACGCTACAGTTACGAGCACGCTTGGTTTTAGCGCAACGGTGGTGGTGTCTGCGCCACAAGCGCGCACCGGAGGAGGTCGAGAGGTCGAACTGTCGAGCATCACTGACGGCGCGGTAACGGCCTCCGGCTCGGCTACGCATTACGCGATTGTGGACACGGTTAACAGCCGCCTGCTGGTCTCCGGCACACTCGGTGTTCCGCAGGTTGTAACGTCTGGTAACACCTTCACGTTTGCACCAGTTACGATAGGTATACCGGCTCCAGCGTAGATCACTTTTGGCGTGCTTTAGCTGAGGTAATATGGTAACACGTCGATACTTAGGATTCCACAAACGAGATAAGGACCGTCGTTATGGCAACGTTTTCAAAGCTTAACGGTTTCGTTGAGCACCTGTCCGAAGGGACACACAACCTTGGGGCCAACACGTTGGAGCTGGCCTTGTCTAACACTGCTCCAGCGTCGGAAACTCCTGACCCCTCCGTGAACACCGCTGACTGTATTTTGGCAAACGTCACGCAGATCGCGTACACGAACTTGTCCACGCGCGTTTTGACAGTTGCCTCTTCGCTTCAGACAGGCGGCGTGTACAAGCTGACCATCAACGACATCACGTTGACTTCTACCGGCGGCTCGACCGGTCCGTTCCGTTACGTCTACATCTTCAACCAGTCAGCAACGTCCCCCGTTGACGCGCTGATCGGGTATTACGACTACGGTTCTTCAGTTACACTGCTCACGGGCGAAAGCCTTACAGTCAACTTCGACGACGCAAACGGCGTTCTCACGCTGACTTAATCCTACGGCGGTAGGCCAGAACGGAAGTGTGGCCGCGCTAGTCTGAACTTACCTTGAAAGGGCTTTCAAATGTCAAAATCCGATTATCTCGAAACAGC